ATAACGGCACTGGCGACTACACAGTCAACTTTACGACCGCGATGCCAGATGTGAACTATGCTGTTCCGCAGGGAGCAAGTGATGGTAGCGCCCCTTTATCAACGGGAAACTTTGGTTTTAAGGTGCAAACAATGACAACAGCGTCTGTGCGCGGTTGGACTGGGTACGCTAGTTCCGCAGACGCAACTTTTGTTTTTGTCACCATCTTCCGTTAACCCACCCCTTCCGCCTGACGACCAAACAACGGAGTAATCAATGGAACCCGGTGAAATCGACCCCGATTATTTGCGCTATCTTTTTGAATACAAAGATGGGCATTTGTATTGGAAAGATACACCAAGAAGGCACGCTACAAGGGGGAAAAAAGCTGGCCGTCAAACACCAAACGGATACATAACCGTTGAAATTGATGGAACGCCATATCAAGAGCATCGCTTAATTTGGTCTTATCACAATGGTAATGCTGACATGATGATTGACCATATTGATGGCAATCGCTCAAACAACAAAATTGAGAATCTGCGACTTTGCACAAGAGTCCAAAACTCGCATAACCGAAAGCGCTGCTCAAAAAACACAACTGGCGTCAAGGGTATACGTGTTAGACCAGACAATGGAAAATACGAGGTAAGAATCACCGTCAACAAAAAGCGTTTTGTTTTTGGTAGCTACCGGGATTTAGAATTTGCCGAGTTGGTAATGATTATGGCAAGAGAGAAACTTCACGGAGAGTTTGCAAATCATGGTTAAAGAACCTGAAATCGATTTGGTAAAGTACGGAGCCATGTGGCAGCGAGTCCAAGACTACGAACGTAGGTTTGAGGTTGTGGACAAGAAGCTGGATAAGATGGAAGGCCAGCTTGAAGAACTGCTTGCCCTTGCCAATAAGGGTCGAGGTGGGTTCTGGGCTGGCATGACCATCGCATCCAGCGTTGGTGCTGTTGTCGCTTGGATCGCCGGACATATGAAGGGTTGAAGAGTGAATCAAGAACTGCAAAAATACTACGAGGACAGGTTTGACCTGTTTTCGCACCCTGGCTGGCATGATCTGATGGAGGACGCCAACCTGATGTTGCAAGCAATGAACAACATATCTACCATTGCGGACGAAAAAAGTCTACAATTTCGCAAAGGTGAGATTTCGATTATGACTTGGCTGACAACCCTTAAAAGTGTGAGCGAACGAGCATACGAGGAATTGAATGAAAAGAATGTATGAATTTGTCTGCGAAAGCGGACATCGCACGGAGGCTCTGGCAGTTTATGAGACTGCTGAAGTGCCGTGCGGATGCGGGGGCACAGCCCACCGTGTCATGAGCGCACCTGCGATTAGCTTAGAGGGGTGGTCGGGCAATTTCCCATCTTCATGGATGAAATTTGACCAAAAGCACCGCGATAAGTTAGCCGCAGAGCGCAAAGCCAACGCATAAACAATAGTGTCGCGTTGATTCTCCTACAACCCAAAAGGCAGGAAACCGTATGTTGATTGACAAAGAACCCGATGAGCTAGGCGAACTTGAAGTCGAAGAGCAAAAGAACGAACTTCCTGAAAAATACAGGACAAAAAGTTTGGAAGAAGTTGTGCGGATGCACCAAGAGGCTGAGAAGCTGATTGGCAAACAGGCCCAAGAGGTCGGTGAAGTCCGTAAATTGGCTGACGAGTTAATCAAGCAGAACCTTGGGTCTAAGCAACCAGCTACACAAGATGAGCCGGAAGTAGATTTTTTTGAGAACCCGCAAAAGGCGGTTCAATCAACAATCGACAAGCATCCTGATGTGGTCGCAGCCAGAATTGCTGGACAAGACTTCAAAAAGATGCAGATTCAGCAGAAGTTATCGCAAGAGCATCCCGACTTCACGCAAATCGTGAATGACACGGGGTTCCAAGACTGGGTGAAAGCATCACCGATTCGTTTGGGGCTATATGCACGTGCTGATGGCGACTTTGATTTCGATTCAGCGAATGAACTGCTGACCACCTACAAAGAGTTGCGTGGCGTGAAGGCTCAACAGTCCGAGAAAGCGTCTGACGCTACACGGGCCAAGAGCATGAAAGCTGCACAAGTTGATGTGGGGGGGAGTGGCGAGAGTTCCAAACGAGTCTATCGCAGGGCAGACCTGATTCGGCTCAAAATGACCGATCCAGCCCGATACGATGCGCTGAACGATGAAATACTCACAGCGTACGCAGAAGGTCGGGTCAAGTGACCTAACTTTTTTTTGGAGAATTCAACATGGCCTATCCTACCCCCCAGGTAACCAATACCACCGCAGCAACCTTCATCCCTGAGATTTGGTCTGACGAAATCATCGCCGCATACAAGAAAAGTCTTGTTATGGCGAACCTCGTCATGAAGATGAATTTCAAGGGCAAAAAAGGCGATGTGGTTCACATCCCCGCACCTACCCGTGGCAACGCCACTCTGAAGGCAGCATCCACCGCTGTGACTTTGATTGCTGACACTGAGTCGGAAGTCACGGTCAACATCAACCGTCACTTTGAATACAGCCGTTTCATTGAAGACATCACAGAAGCACAAGCTCTGGCATCTTTGCGCCAGTTCTACACTCAGGACGCTGGTTATGCTTTGTCCCGTGCTGTGGACAGCGACCTGATCCAAGTGGGCCGTGGCTCTAACGGCGGTAACGCTGCTAACAGTGCTTATGCTGGTGGCTATGCTGGTGGTGACGGTACTACCGCCTACGTTGCTGCAAACAACAACGAAAGCGCATTGACCGATGCAGCCATTCGCCGAACCATCCAACGTTTGGACGACAACGACACCCCAATGGATCAGCGTTTCTTTGTGATCCCACCCTCTAGCCGTAACACGCTGATGGGCTTGGCTCGTTACACCGAACAAGCGTTCGTGGGTGATGGCAATGCAATCCGCAACGGCGAAATCGGCAACCTGTACGGCATCCCAGTGTTCACCACCTCTAACGCTGACACGACCAGCGGCTCAAACGCCGCCCGTGTGTGCTTGATGGGTCACCGTGATTCGATGGTGTTGGTTGAGCAAATGGGTATCCGTTCGCAAGTCCAGTACAAGCAAGACTACCTGTCTACCTTGTTCACCTCTGACACCTTGTATGGTGTTGCTGGTCTGCGTAACGCAGCATCCGTTGGTGCAGCCAAGTCTGCATCTTTGTTTGCTCTCGTTGTGCCAGCCTAACCCCCACACCCCCCAGAAATGGGGGGATTAACTTTAAGGAGTTAGATCATGGCAGCAGCAACAGCAATTACCTCGCGCCGAGGAAATGACCAATTTCGGGGCTTGTTCTCGGACACTTGGTCAGTGAGTGCGACCCTAAATGCGTCTGAGTTGGTTGACGGTGCTGGTGAAACCAACACCATCGCAGTCCCAGGCGTTCTTTTGGGCGACATCGTGTTGAACGTGAGTATGGGTGTGGATGTCGCTGGCATTAGCATCACGCCTTATGTTTCAGCAGCAGACGTAGTGTCCGTTCGTTTCCAAAACGAGTCGGGCGGTACGTTAAATTTGGCAAGCACCACAATCAAGTGTGTGGTTGTTCGCTTAGTTTAACTAAAGGGGCTTCGGCCCCTTTTTTGTGAGAAAACAATGGCAACTTTCCGCTGTTTACAGTCTGGCAATACGGTCACTTTCACACAACAACATGACATTGAAAACATGAAGGGTCATGCTGGTTATGTGCGTGTGGACGAGAAACCAGCAGAGCCAGAGGCCAAGCCTCTCCCCATGACTGCCCCTCCCAAGAAGATGGGTAGACCTCGTAAGTCAACGATTTAAGGATTTATCATGATGATGCCTAAAGACAAAAAAGAGAAGAAGTCTATGCCTATCACCGTCATGGTGGCTGTTGGTAAGCCTTCCAAAGCCTTGCCCGTGCGTGGTTCACGGACTATCAAAAGCAAAGCTAAGAAGGCGAAATAATGGCCGCCTTAACTGCACCAATCACAATCCTTAATGCTGTGGTGGCGACTGGAGCCTCTAGCGCTGTGCAAGCGGATGCTGGTCAGCCAGCGTTCTTGCAAGTCTCAGGCATCACATCAGCCACAGTTGCTCTGGAAGGCAGTCTTGACGGGACAAACTGGTCAACCATTGGGACTGCTTTGACAGCCAATGGAATGGTTACAGTTGCCAATGCCCCCAAGTATTTGCGAGCAAACTGCACGGTTTATGTAACTGGCACGATCACCGCCAAAATCATGTATTAACATGAAAAAGACCAAAGCACAGGAAAAAATCAGCAAGGTGATGCGGGAGTTCAAGGCTGGTGAATTGACCTC